CAGGACGGCACGAGGCCCCAGCGAAACGCCTTGGCCTCGTACCCCTTCTCGCCATGCGCAACCACCAGCGCCTTCTGGGTCGGCGCGATGTTGAACTGGTCCTCGCGCTGGTTGATCTCGCTGACGATGTCCAGCTCGAGCTGGGCCAACACGTCGCGCGCCTCACGGCTGAGGCTGACGGGTCCGAAGGTGGCGTAGCGGCCGCACATGGACGGAGCATACCGTCGGGGCGTGACGAACGCGTCAGGCGGTCTGCTCTTCGGGCGCGTGGGCCTCGATGATGGTCCCCGGCGCGTGCACGACCCAGCCGAACGCCGCCGGCTGGGGTGCCAGTTCGATCACCTGGTCGAGGGTGGGAATGGGGTCCGGCAGCTGGCCGTTGAATCCGGCCTGCCACTGCGAGGCCCAGCGCCAGAGTGCGTCGCGCCACGCGATCATTGCCGCGGCATCGCCAGCGAACTGAGCGACGCCGGAATCCTTGTACGACACGCACGACAGCACGGAGTCGTATGCGTTGGATCGGGCGACCTGCTCCATCCACTGCTGCAGGCCTGGCGTGAAACGAGCGACGTAATCGTCGAACGAGGGAGCCGGCATCGGTGCGGGCTGGTTGCCAGCGGCCAGCCACGTCTCATATTCGGCCCATGCCGGATTCATCGGGTCGTTCGGGATGATCGCGCCGTCGCTTCGGCGGACGCCCGTCGCCGTGACGGTGTAGGTGAATTCCATGGTCAGAGTCCCGTGTTGAATTCGAGGTACGAGCCGGCGGCTAGGAGGATCTTGTACGGCTGCCCGCCGATGGTGCTGATGCTGTGCGCAAGGTCCGCCTCGAACTGGTCATTGGCGGGATACACCGCCCCGATGGGACTCGACGCGAGAGTCACTGGCCCCGTTTGTCCGGGGTACGCCGCCATCGATCCGAAGAAGGTCACGGTCGGCGCCGCGAGCATCTGCACAGGGAACGGCACGATGAGTCGCGCGAGCGTGCTGCCGCCACCACCATTGGCGGAACCGATCGTGCGATAGCCCGATGCTGGTCCCGTGATCCGGTAGCGCAGGGACAGGCACATAGCGCGTTCCAGCGGCTCCGGCCGGTACTCGAAGTCGGTGGCGATGGCTCCCTCCTCGGGTTGCAGCTCGGCGATGTAGAACGACCCAGACTGCGTTCCGATAGCACCGACCGAAGAGAAATCAGCACCGGCATCGACATAGAAGTTCAGAAACACTGCGTCATCCATCGCTGTGCCAAGGACCTTCCCGGTGATCGCCGGCATGTCGAACGTCGCCGTGTACCGCGCCCACGACGTCGTGAGTGTCACGATCTGAGGCGTTATCAGTAGAAGAGCCGACGGTGAGCCGCCCGTGCCGAATGACTGGTACGGAGTCACCGTCATCTTCAGGCCATTCGCGCTGGCCTTCCCGAGAAAGGACACGGTCATCTTGTTCCCGGCGAAGCTCCGCACGCCGAGCACCTTCGTACCAATCAGGGTACGACTCGAAGAGGTGCCCCCAGAGGTTACATCCACCTTGAGGTAGTAACGCGCCTTGATGCGAAGAGGAAGCGCGTAATCGGACGTCGTGAACTGGCCTTGGCTTTGCGCGTTGGTAGACGCTCCCGTCGAGGTGACGCTGATCCGGTCGCATAGTTCGCGCCCGGCATTCAACGAACCCGCGGTAGAAAGGGATGTGCCGTTCTGCCAAACGTCCATGGCGCCGTTGATCGCTTTACCCTTCAGCCCGCCAAGGCGCAGGAAACGCGCGTCGTCGCCGGCCGCTACCGTGCCAGCCACAGTGCCTACATTGAGGGCGGCAGCGCCGCCCAGACCGTCGATGGCATCCTCGACGGCGCCCACCCGCTGAGCCAGCGTGCCGACACCATCGCCCGTCGAGCCGATAGCGTCGGCGAGGTCGGCACAGTTCTGGTCCAGCTTCACCAGTGCGCCGGTGACGTCGTCGCCGCCGTTGGCGAGCGGCTCAAAACTTACGCGATCGATGTCCATGGATTCCTCAGAGGTTCGCCACGTCGATGACGAGGTAGTTGTAGCTGTCCTGCATGGACGAGTTAACGAAGGTCTGTGAGGGCGGGTGATCGGCCGCCTGGCTCTGCTGAGCGGACCACGTGAGCTGCTGCCCGCTCATTGCGACCATCGGATAGATGACGAAGTCGACCCAAGGGAACGGCGGCGTTCCGGCCTGGCTGACGACGTTGCTTACGTAGCGATAGGGAATGTTGCCGGCGACGAGCGCAGGTAGGCCGGGGTACTGGGCGGATGCCGGTGGGTTATTGCCGATGAACTCGCCACCGATGAAGCCGACCACGCGCATGTATTTCATGCGCGAGTCAAAGACCACGACGCCGGTGCTCGGATTGCGGATGCGAATACCGACATTGCCGGTCACGCTGCCGAACCCCGTTTCGTCGAAAAGCCACCAGTCGATCGTGCCTGCGGTGCCCGCGATCATGAATGTGTAGGTGATCGCGTTGCCCGAACGCGATGCGCCAACGATCGCGGCAGGAACTGATGCTCGCCACGCAAGCACAGGCGAGTTGCCCGTGACGGTGATCGTTCCGGTCCGCCACGTCCCGTTCCATACCGTACCCGGGTTGAACGATCCCTTCGCGCGCAGCGAAAGGTTCCGATACGTCTCGTCGATCTGCACGCCACCGCCGCCGTTGCGCGCGCGGAAGCCGAGTGCCATCAGGGATTCCCCGTGTAGAAGCCGTAGATCACGTCCACGGCGGCGCGACCGCCAGAGTTGGCGTACTTCCACGACCAGCTGATGGTCGCTCCGGAGATAACGATGGACGGGGTATCCCGGCCTGCGTAGCCGAGTGGCGGCAGCGTCGTGATGAATCCCGTCGAGCCTGGCAGCGCCGTCAGGTTTGCGTCCGTGATGGAGCCCGGATTCGTGCCCGTGTTGAACGACCCGATGATCTTCGTCATGCGGGTGGCGAGGTCGATCAGGATCTGTCCGTTAGCGGGATCTCGAACGCGAAGGCCGACGGCCATCAGGACAGATTCCCAATTTCGACCACGACGACACCGTTCGCGTTCGAGACCATCCGCCAGCCGGTACTGTCTTCGCCGATGGTAAATGCCTCGCCGCGCACGTACCGCGTGCCGTTCTTGTTGATCTCCCACACCGGCTGACCATTCGAAATGACCGCCGTCGAGGCGATCTGGTTGCCGATCATGGCGTTCGTGATCCAGCCGGTGCCAATCAGGGCCTGGCTGATGAAGGTCTGCCCGCCCTGAATGACGAACGGCGCTACTGCGTTGCCGCCAGCGGCTGTCGGGAGGATGGCGAACGTGTCCGCAGTCACCAGGAACTGCGACTGCACCACGCCACTGCTGTTGTCGATACCGACCGCGAAGCCCGCCTGGTAATACTTCCCATCGGAGGTGACGCCCACCTTGCCGATCAGCGCGGCGGAGACGCGTCCGTCGAGATTCGCCGCCGTCTGGAAAGCCAGCTGCGCGGAAGCCTGCGCGGCACCCGCCGTGGCCTGCACCGTGGTGACCTGCGACGCCAGAGCCTGCTGCCCCTCGACGCGCGCCTGCGTCTCAGTCGTCACGGCCGCGCTGACCGCACCGATGGTCGCCTGTGTCGTCTCGATCCGCTTGCCCAGCGCCCGATCGTTGGTCACACGCGCGATGGTCTGCACGTAGTAGCCAGCGAACGGGATCACCGTCGCGGCACCGGCGGGGTCGCCCGCGTTGCCGGCGCCGATGGGGTTCACCTGCGCGTAGACGGAGTCGGTCTTCTCCGCCACCGCCTGGACCTCGCCGTCGATCTCCTGCACGCTCACGCTCACGTTCGAGAGCGCCAGGGCGAGTCCAGCAGCGGTCTGCGCGACTACGCCGACGTCCCGCCATACCTCCGGGTCGGTTCCCGGCTCGGCACCGCCCGCCGCGGAGTCCTCCAGCGCCAGCCAAAGCCGGCCGTTGTGGCTCACGAGCGCGCCGGCGGCGTACGAAACGTCGACTGCCCATGCGACCGGCGGTTCGATGAACGATTGCAGGTCTTCGACCGCCTCGATCGATGCAAGAAGCTCCTGGCCGAGCTGGCTCTTCGTGATCTGGCCGGTCAGGTACTCGAGGATAGGGCCAGCGTCGCTGCTGCTCTGTCCGTTGACCGCGCCGGTCTCGGGATACCAGCCGCCGATGTTCCCAGCCTTATCCACGATGCGGCCCCAGAAGAACAGGGACGCGCCCGCGGCAAGACCGTGCAGCTCGGTGTGATTGCCTGGGTAGGCGTAGTCGCCAAGGTGGTAGGCGACCGTGTCCGGGTCGTCCGGCCGAATGGCGTTGGGGCTCGCCCATATCTCGGTGCGCTGGCTGTCCGTGGCGTTCGGGGGAAAGGTCCAGTCGATGCCGATGCCGAAGATCAGGCTCTTCGTGGTGAGCGTCGTCAGGCGCGGCGGCTCGCCGGTCTTTCCCGTGATCGGCGTGGCCGCGCTGAGCGCCGTGGTCGACGGCGTGCGCCCGACGTTGAACGCGGTGACGCGCGCGATGTATGTGCCGGTGTAGACACCCACGATGTCGACCGAGGTGGTGGGCACCGTGCCGGCCTGAATCCACTGACCGTTGTCCTTCTGCCATTCGACCTTGTAGGTGACCGCGCTCTCGGCCGCGTCCCACTCGATCGTCATCACGTTGTTTGCGATGCCCTGCTCTACCACGACGTGCCCCGAGACGCGGACGTTCGTCGGCGGCTTCTGGGCGCCGGTGGGCAACGTGCTGATCGGCGGGATCTGGATCGTCGCGCCACTGTCGATGTGCGCGAACTTGCTCGCGTTGTGCTGCACGGCCGTGATCGTGAAGCGGATCTCGCCCTGCCCCGAGTCCTCCGAGACGCTGAGGATGCGGAAGGTCTGGTTCACCAGCTCGTCGCTCTCCACCGTCCATATTGACTGAGGCACGGGCACGTCGGTGAACCCCTGGCCCACGTAGAGTTTCCGGCCCTCGATCTGGCTGATCGTTCGCGTCTGCGCCGTGCCATTGGGCAGGTGGACCGTCAGGGTGTCGCCGACGGCAACCTGACCCGGCTCGCGGTCGACGAGCACCCACCCGGCCGCAGCGTCGCTCAGGCGGCCCGCCTGCCGCATGCCCGCACGCTTCGGGTCCTGCACCCGGATGATCTGGCCCGGCACGGCGCGCAGGCCCTCAAGGCCCACGGCGAACGTCACCGAGTCGGTTTCGTACTGGCTTGTCGTCAGCGCCCACAGGCCGCGGCGGTGCGCCTGCCCTTGGCTCGTGGTGCCGAAGGCGACGAACTCGGTTGGCTGGACGCCGTACCGGGCGATTGCGTCGTTGTCAGGAACGTACTCGACCGCCTGCCTGAAGTTGTTTGCGGGATCGTTCCACGTCACCTGCGCCGTCGAGAACCGGGTCTTCCGCGCGCTCGACTGGTAGGTGAACCGGCCGTCGATAACGTTAGCCGCGGTGTACGTGTAGACCGGGTCCTGCGGCATGTCCGCGACGGTCGTGATCGCGCTGCCCATCCAGTAGCTGACGCCGCTGAACACAGACGCCACGTCGCCGAGCAACCGGAAGGCGTCTTCGCGCGACTGAAGGTAGGCCGTGCAGCGGTAGCGCGGCTCCTGCCCACCCTGACCGTCTGGCACGAGCTGGTCGCAATACTGGGCGATCCGGTACAGCTCCCACTTGTTGA